TAGAAATAAAGAATTTAAAATCAACAGCAAAATACGCAATAGCGTTTGTTTAATATGATAAGATTTAATTTTTTACGGGGATATTATATTAATCCTGAAGACTTAAAAGTTGGAATTGTTGGTAGAAACCCACAGCGTTCTATGGATGCATATATAAGACATTTAATAAAAAAACATTTGAATAAAATATGCTTAAATTTAAACTAGAAGAACAAGAATATACAATACCTGACTATATGAATATAGACAGTTATGTTAAGGTGTTTAAGATGAAAGATGTTGTAAGTGATGAGTACTTTGCAGCAAAGCTTGTATCACAAGTTAGTGGCGCACCACAGGATAAGATAATGGAATATAACTATCAAGAGATAAATTATTTGGCAGCATATATTCTATCAACCATACCCAAAGATAAAGAAGCACCATTTGTAGATAGATTTGTATTAGATGGAATTAGTTATGGTTTCTTTCCAAAGTGGCAAGACTTATCGTTTGCTGAATTTGTTGACATGGATACCATCGCAAACAAAACAGGTGACGAACAATTAAATATGTTACATATTCTTATGGCTGTAATGTATCGTCCCATTATTACAGAACGAAGCCAACACGATTTTGATATAGAAAAGTATGATATAAAAACAATAACACAGCGTTCAGAACTATTTAAATTAAAACTGAATATTAATATTGTATTAGGTGCGATGTTTTTTTTTATCAAATACGCAAGGAAATATTCAGCTTATATCCAGTCATCTTTGATACAGAAGATTGGGGTGATGACGAAGATAAAAATCCTATGGAAGATACGGAAATATCTGTGGAAAATGATTTTCAAAAAAGCTTCGGTTGGTATGTTGTCGTCAACAGAATTGCTGGAAACGATTTTGTCAAGCACGACTACGTCTATCAAAAAGGTGTAATGGAAGTTCTAAACCAATTATCATATTTAATATCATATGATAAAGAACAAGAAAGAATAATGAAAAAAGCACAAAATAGCAATAGGTTCTAATATTTATTACATATGGTTAATTTAAAACAGATTATTCAAGACTTAAAAGGTATAGCATATAATCACCCACAAATACAATCATTTGGGTTTGGGGACATTACACAAATTACTATGGATGTGGAAAGCAAACAGGAACCAAAGTATCCTAGAATGTACGTCATACCACAACCAGTTACCTTCGATAGAAACGGTTTAATATATTCAGTATCAATAACTATAATGGATAAAATAGTTCAAGACTATTCAAACCAATTAGAAGTTATGTCAGATACATTATTAATATTGGAAGATATATTCACCATTTTATGGCAGTCATACACTGCAGAATTTGGTGGTTTTACAATAGACTATGAACCACAGTTCGGTTCACAAGTAGTTCCATTCCTTGAACGATTTGAAACAATTGTTGCAGGTAACACTATGAACATTAATATAGTTCAATTACATGACTACAATAGATGTGTATTACCTGAACTACCTTTCGTTCCCCTTCCTGGCGAAAAAAAAAAATGGAGTAATTTAGCTGCATTATGGGAAGACGTTAATCAAACTTATAAAAATATATAAATAAAAAATTATGTCAGATTTATCAAATCAATACATCAGTTCATCATATAAAGGTGTTTTAAATATTGGACCCGGTTCAACCGCTGCCAATCTATCAACAACATTACAACCAGTAACTGATGGTAATAATCAATCAAGTGCTTTATCTGTAGCTACAGATAAGTTAGCAATAAACGGAACAGTGTATGTCACTGGTTCGATAATCCCACAAGGAAGTGGTTCGTATGATTTAGGAACCGCTGCCAATCCGTGGCGTCACATATATGCATCATCAGGTTCAATCTATTTGGATGGTAACCAGGTTTTGTCTTTGGCGCAGTCAGGAAGTAATTTACATTTAGTGTCGCCACCCGATGGACAAATTCAAATGGGAACAAATGTATTTTTATCATCAACCCAACAAGATTTAAATCCTGGTATGACATTTATGGGAACAGGACCTGAAACAGGTTCAACAATTAATTTTGAAGGTAGTAAAGGTTCTATATCTGCAGAACACGATTTGTATCTTGCTTCACAATATGGCGATACAAATATCTCATCAATAACTAATGTAACAATAACAGGTGTTGATAGTGGTAGTATTAATTTTAACGCTGCATTAGGTAATATTACTAGTCAAACAAGTGACGGAGTAATTTCTTCAAGAGTATTTGGAACTGGTTCAATTGTTTTAAATGCAAGTGGCTCAGGAATAGCAATTGATAATACAACACTTCAATCAAATGCATCAGATTTTATAGGACAATCAAGTAACCAAATGGCTATATCATCACAAGATGTACAATTATATGGTGGTAATTTCCAATATCCAGGTTTAAATTTATATTTTAGTTCAAGTATTACACCTAATATTTTTGCTAGTGTTGGAATTACTGATGGTGAAAATACAAATGATAGTTTTGGTTTTGCTTATTCAACTTATCAAAATTCAGCACAAGATTTAAAAGCAATATTCTACGGACCTGGAACAGGTAATGATAGTCCTTCATCTGGTTCTTATTCTAATGTTGTGTTTATGATGGATACAAATTCAAGTGGTGCTGTACCTGTTCAGTGGTATCGTGATATTTTATTAAGCGGTTCAATACATCAATCAGGAACATTTTATGCAGATGCAATTACATTTACAAATAGTCCATCAATAGTTGAAACAACTGGTTCATACATAATGACTTATGATGTATCAGGTGCAGTTACTTATGATACATATCCAAATGTTGCAGCAGCTTTACAACCATATTTAAGTGGTGTTACAGGAAGTTTTGGACAAGTTGAATTATTAACCAATCAAACATTAGGTGCTGCTAGTGATACAGTTATTACATTTAATAATGATGAATTTGACCCATCAGGTTGGTACAATACTGAATATTTTTATTATCAACCAAATATTGCAGGGATATATCAAATATCTTATTCAGTTAATTTTGAACCAGCAACAGGTGGAACAGGACAAATTAATGTTCAGGTATCGAAAGATAATGGAATGGATATAAGTCAATTAGCAATAAATCAACACGAACTTAATTTATTATCAAATACAACTTTAACAGGAACAGTATTTGCACAATTAGATGGTGATTTAGATAAAGTATATCTAACAGCTTATTCATCTGTTGGACAAGATGTTAATGGTGGTAATGGAACTTACTTAAACATTAAATTATTATAATGGAATTAGAAGACGCAGCAAATTTATTAAAAAGTATAGTTCAAAAAACTCTTAAAGCAAACATATATAGATTTGGGTTTGCTGACTATACTGGTTTAGGAAACAAGACTGCTTCTTTTGGTTTATACAATTCTATTTTAACTTCTATTAAAGAAACAAAAACAGAAGTTGTAATAAATTTGGCGATGATAGAATATGGACAATATGTTGAAACTGGTAGAATTGCAGGAAAAAAAATGGTTCCATTAAACGCAATAATAAGATGGATTAAAAGTAGAAGGTTAAAACCTAAAGACGATAAATCTATTGAAAGTATGGCGTGGGGAATTAGAACAAACATTCAGAAATTTGGGATACGTCCTAACGGACAACAAGGTAAAGGATTTTTAGATATATCTTTAAACCAATTTATGAATGATAAACAATTAGATAGTTTAATTCTTAAATGGGCTGATAAACAATTAGATATTAGATTAAATAAAATATTATATTAAGATGAGTTTTGGATACGCACAATTATATTCTAATGGGTTAAATGATAATTCCCAAATAAGGCGCAGCACGGACATGGTTTATCAAAGGGGTGGAACTTATAAGGTTGTACTCACAGGGACGACTAATGAACCTTCTATGCAGCTTGTAGTGGATTTATTTGCTAATGGTAATAAAGTTGGTAATATGGCTTTGGTTCCATATTCAATTACTCAATCAGGTGCAACTTATTATTATACATTTGGCATTCGTCCTTACTCATACTTGCAAAACTATTTGCAAACAGAACATTATCAATATTATTGGTACAGGGATTTTAATTCAACCAATCAATTGATAAACTACAACAACCCATATCCAAATTCATTACAAGTTAATTTCAAATATTGTTATAGATACTATGCGGGATTAACATATGTCTATGAAAATAACTTTACAACACCTTTAAATGATTATAACCATTTTACGTACATTCCTGAAAGTATTAATCCGACTGCCTATGTACCAGCAACTTATGTATCTACTGGTAATTTGTTTGACTATATTGGCGGTGCTTTTCAATTAGATAATAACTTTATCTTACAAAACTTCGACCAAGAAATTGGTACAATTATAGGTACAGGATTTACTGCAGATACCATGAATATGTATCATGGACAATCACCTATCAGTCAGTTTTTATTAGACTTACCAACAGTACCGGAACAATCACAAACAGGAAGATTTTTAACTGACGCACCACGCATTCAATATATACAATCTACAGAAAATTACGTATTATATTATCTTAACGGACAAACCGGAGATAGACAAGTGATAGAAGCAGATTATGCAGTATTTGAATTTTATGATGTTGCTAATACAAAGGTTGGTACATACAATCAAGAGTTAAATCTTTCTGGTAGTACGTATGCATCACCAACAGGATATACAGACAACTTAAAGATATTTGCATTACCTGTCGGTCCTAAAGATGTAACTAACTTATATACTGATATAGATTGGGATACAGTTGCTTACTACCGCGTTCAATTATATTATTCATATCCAACTTCAGATAGTAGAAGACGTACAGTAGGACCTATTGGACCTATATCAGAAACATTCTATTTTTATCTATATACAAACTGTCTTCCTGAAAGCACAAGAATTTGTTGGTTGAATGATAATGGAACTTACGATTATTTTACATTCCGTTCGTACAGACAAGATACTAAAAAAGTTACACAACAATATTATGACAACCGTTATTATGCTACCAATCTTGCTAGCGCTGATAGAAATATCGCCAGAACAAATAAGACTTATGATACATCTGTTCAACAAGAAATTGTATTAGAAAGTTATTATATTAATTTGGCACAAGGACACTGGTTGGAACAACTATTCACTTCACCCCAAATATATTTATTAAGGGAAGATTATGTTTCACCAATTGATAGACAAAACAAGATTTACAAAGACTTACGTCCTTTACAATTACTATCAACACAAGTAGATACAATCACCAAAAAGCACAAAAAGTTAAATAAATATAGCATAACATTTAAGACTGGCGACAGTTACTTTGTTAATAAAGGTTTCTAATTTATGGCGCAACAGCAACAAACCGTTCTTCAAGTTCAAACGAATGCAGGGGACGTTCTTACATACCAGGTTTTAGATTTATACAATTCAGTACCAATTAAGATTGTTAAGAGTTATGCGGAATTAACTGACATATCAAAGAAGAACACAGACTATTCTTTAAACATTCAAGTACCAGGTTCAAAGACTAATAATAATTTCTTTAATAGTTTTTTTGATGTTGATATTCAATACTTTACATTTAATGTAAATTATAAAGTACCTTGTCAAGTTCTAATTAATGATGTTGTTTATTTTAGTGGTTACCTTAAATTAAATAAGATTAATGTACAGAATAGTAAGGTAGAATATGATGTAACATTATATTCAGAACCAGCAACT